CGTACCCCTGCGCTTCTATGAAGCGCCCGGCGAATTCACCTAAGCGGCCTTGGAGCGATTTTGGCTCGGAGATCTCAACTCCCAACTTGGAAGTCATAACCTCCTTATACCTCATCGCCAATCCTTCGTCAGCAATCACAATGTCATCTCCCAAAATGACATATGGAGCTTCAGAAGGATCCCCTTCCCATAATGCTCGAATCAGAGCATGATGGCTCAAGGCGAAGGCGGCGAAAGAGGCAACCACTCCGAGTGGCTGCCCTACTCGCCACTGAACCCTGAGTTGCCTGCTACCGGGATAACCCACAGTAGCAGGAATCCGGGCAAGGACGCAAAAGGTGTCTACCCACATCTTCATATTAGGGGTACGGGAAAGCGCCAGAAGGACCTTCCTCGTAAACCCTAACGGGAAGCGATCAGTGGCGGAAGAAAGATCGAAAGAATAAACTTGTCGACCTTCCTTTAACCACCACATCACACGACGAGCTCCTGCTTCCTGATCGTGCGTGCAGTCCTGCGGGATGCGCTTAAGCGCGTTGTACAAGCATCGCGCCCAAGGCTCCAGTAGGAACTGAACCCATTTCGGTGGGTTCAGAAAGAAGCGAGCTTTTCCATCTCTTTGGATGGTACAGAATACTGTACCTAATGTGCCAAAGGGGAAAGGCGGCTTCTCCTGCAGCTCGAAAGGGAGCCATGGTATTTGCCTCAAGGCAAATGGCCATTGCTCCGGAAGCAGACCCCATCTCTCCCTAACTCTCTGAAGAGTCCACGAGCTCACAATGAGTTCCTTCCACTCTCGTGTCAGGTTCCCATTAGAGTCATGAGCCCTGAGAGCAAGAGGGTTCCTAACCGGAACAAAGTCCGGAAGGCGTACCTCTGGGAGGCAGTCCGAAACCCGCCTCCGGGAGATTCTTCCCCAAGGAATTGACCAGTTCCAGGCAGCAGTAGGCTGCCCGGCGGTCAACTCCCCTTCTGAAGGTCGGGAAACCGCCTTTTCGAACTTCTCGATATCCTCTGGAAGAGGATATGAGCGGTTCACCTCAAACAAGGTGAACATTCTCCACAGTTGTACTAACTGGGAGAACTTCGAAAAGGATCCTTCCTTCGCAATTCTCTCCGCATACCTAAGGTATGCAGGACGAAACCACGAAGGAGGGGACGTCGGCTCGCCAGCTCTGAGTTTGAGCAACCACTCCACGACGCTCTTGCATCGTTTCGCAGTCCACTCGAACCCAGAAC